ATGTTTCTTTTTTTGTGCCTTTCGAAATTGACCTGGAAAAAAGCGCGGACGGCGAGGGCGAGAGGCGCATCAGGGGATACGCTTCCACGCCTGTTCTGGATCGCCAAAACGAAGAGGTGCTGCAAAAAGGCCTTGATATCTCGGATTTCCTTAATTACGGATGGTTCAACTATGACCACGACAACAGCAGGATTATCGGCTATCCGGATAAACAAAACACCCGGATCGACGGCAAGGGCTTTTACGTCGAGGGCACCATTTTAAAAGGCGTCGCCTTGGCTGACCAAGTCTGGGAACTGGCAAAGGCATTGCAAAAGTCCGGCGCGCCGCGCAGGATGGGTTTCTCGGTTGAGGGCAAAATCCTGGAAAAGACGGACGGAGGCCGCATTGTCAAGGCCAAAGTGTACAATGTCGCGGTCACGCCCAGCCCCGTTAATCCTGACGCGACGTGGGAAATCATGGCAAAGGCGTTTATAAGCGACACGGACTACATCAAAAAGGCAATGGAAGCCGGCTACGAGGTGCATGACGGGGATACGGACGATGGCGGCGTATTAAAAGCTGAATCTCTTGAATCCGCTTTTTCCATCATATCTTATACGCTCGGTAAAAATGAAAAAGCCAAGGAACTGTATGCAAAACTGCGCGAACTGTTATTAGGCAAGTCTTTAAACCTGCCGGAGTCGGTGCTATACCTCCAGCTTTATAAGGGGCTGTCCCAGAGGCAGGCCGAGGCTTTGGCAAATAAAATCATGTATTAGGAGGATCCTCATGGCAAAAAATGATAGAAAATCAACCGCGTCTTTGTCGGATCTGGATAAGCTGGCCGAAAAGCTGCTCAAAGCCGACAGTGAAGACGACCTTAATCCTGACGATGTCGCGAAAGATGACGACAAAAAAGATTCGGATGAAAAGAAAGACGACGAGAAAAAAGACGGCGAAGACGGCCAAAAGGGCGACGAGAAGAAAGACGACGACAAAAAGGACGACGACAAGGCTGAAAAAAGCTTGACCGCCGGCAAATACATAACCGGTAAGTTCAAGGAAATCACCGCATCGGTAAACCTTTTAAAAAGCGCCCTTGAAAAGTCTACTACGGCCCAGGACGACGCCATGGACGTGTTTGCAAAAGCTTTCTCGGCAATCGCCCAAACCCAGACCAGCATGGCGGATATACTGAAATCTATTGGCGGGCAGGTGACCGAATTGAATAACCGCCTTAATGCCCTGGAAAATCAGCCGCAAGGCAGAAAATCAGTAGGCAATCTGAACGTATTCGATAAGAATTTTAAAAAGAGCGCCGGCGCCCAGGGCGAAACACTAAGTAAATCCGAAATCGGCGCGATTCTGGCGGATGAGCTGTTCAAGGGGAACCCGAACGTTTCCAAACAGGACGTAATCCGTTTTGAGTCCGGCGCGCCTTTGCGCCCGGAGGTACAGGCGCTTTTAAACAATCGTGCGAAACAGTAACAATAGAGGGATGGAGGAACGATAATGGGATCGGGTAATATGGTGTCCATGAACGACTATGTGAATTTCGGCGACGGCTTTGGCGTAGCTTCGGCCTTGGATGTGGCGGAGTTAAACAAAGCCTTGACATCTGGCGCATACGCTCAGGCCTCGGGCGTGGCCGGCCAGGTAAACGGCGCAGCCCTACAAGTGGAATCGCTGGAGAACAGTTTGAAAGTGCTGACCTACAGCGATGAGCACGTAAAGTTCTGGAAGAAGATAGCTAAAGTGCCGGCTTACAGCACGGTCGAGGAATACAACCAGCTTATTTCGTACGGTTCGGATAATACCGGTTTCGTGCCGGAGGGCATCCTTCCGGAAGAAGAGGACAGCGAGTACAGGCGCCAGGCGTCGTTCGTGAAGTTTCTGGGGACAACCAGGAGCGTAACGCATCCTATGACGCTGGTACGGTCGGCGCACGGGGACGTAATCGCCCTGGAGAACCAGAACGGGATTTTGTGGATAATGAAAAAGGCCGAGGACGCGCTGTTTTGGGGCAACTCAAAGTTAGCGCCGGCCGGCCAGGAAGGTTTCCAGTTTGACGGGCTGGATCAGCTCATTCACAAAGACAATGTGATCGACTTGAAGGGCCGGGAATTAAGGCCCGAGGACATTAACGACGCTGCGCAGATGATTCTGGATAATTACGGCGTCGCGTCGGATCTGTACATGCCGTATGACGTCCTGTCGGTATTCAGCCAGGAGTATTTCCCCAAAGAACGCATTATCATGCCTACCACGTCAGGCGGTTATCAGGCCGGCGTGGTAGTCAACAAGTTCCAGACACAGGGCGGCGAAGTCGCGTTCCAGCCGGATATCTTTCTGAGGAAGACTGTTCCGATGCCCACATCGGCAATTGGGAAGGAACCCCCGACAGCGCCGGGCAACCTTGCAGCGGCTGTTGACACTGGCCAGACGGGCGATTTTGGCAAAACCGGAGCTGGTACTTATACATATTACGTCACAGCGGCGAGCCGCAAAGGGGAGTCTACGCCGTGCACGGTGAAAGTGGACGTCGCGCTTACGTCGGGCGATCTCGATAAAGCCATTAAACTGACGATTTCCAACTCGGCATCCATGATCTCGCCGCCTGACTACTTCAAGGTTTACCGCACCGAGGTAAATGGCGACAAGGCCTATCACATCATGGATGTGCCGGCAGCCAGCGTGGCGGCAGGCGGGCAGACCATTGTTTACGATGTCAATTACCGGATCCCCAACACATACACGGCCTTCATGGGAGAATTCACGGAGGATGTCATTTGCTTCAAGCAGCTGGCCCCAATGATGAAGATGGATCTGGCGATTGTCGCGCCCAGGTATTCGTGGATGATCCTGCTGTATGGTGTGCCGCAGCTTTACGCGCCGAAAAAATGGATGAGGTTCGTAAACATCAAGGCGAAACTTTAGGTATGTAGGTGGGAACGCCGGGGTAGCAGGGATATATGCCCCGGCGCCCATCATTTTCGGTTACCAGAAAGGGGCGCGTATATGTTTATATGTAATCTTAAGAAACGGGGCGGGTGTGTTATAACGTCCCAGGGCGTAACATGCTTTAATGATGACGGCATCGCGGAAGTGGGCGAAGACCTGGCTTTAAGGCTTGCATCGCTAAAAGGCTATGAAATCGTCGAGGAACCGCCGTCAGCCGATGGGCTAACGTTCGAAGCAATGACGCTCGCCCAGCTTAAACAGTATGCTGGCGAAAAAAATATCAGCTTGGACGGCGCCACGAAAAAGCACGATATTATCGCCATTCTCCGGGGCGCGTCTAAATGAACCCGCCCATCATTCCGCTGGTGGACGGAACTGCTGCCGGTATTGAGACGTCCCGATTAAGCTACATATCAGAAGCCATTACGAGCGATAAGTTCTCGGCAGGCGAACTGAGGGATATTTATCTCTTTGGCTTGGATCTGTCTGATAATGCGGGCAACCCTTTTCCTGAAAGCATGTTCAGACATTACCTGAATGCCGCAATCGCCCATATTGAGCGCATACTGGGCATCCAGATAGAGGAAAGCGAAGAGCTTGAAAAGCATGACTTCTATCAAAACGATTACGGGAATTGGGGATATTTACAGCTTTTCAAGTGCCCGGCTATCGAAGTGTTGGAACTGAAGCTTACATACGGCAATCAAAACGGGATGAATATCCCCCGCGAATGGATACAGCTTAACAAAACTACCGGGCAAATCACGTTATTTCCTGTGAGCGGCGTAACCAGCAGCCTAATCATCGGAGCCGACGGAAGTATCATCGGTTTGCAAAACCGCCTTTCTTACGCCCCAATGCTTTGGCAGGTAAAGTACCGGGCTGGCATGGATGCAATCCCCGCCGATCTATACGAGGCGATTTATAAAAAAGCAGCCATCAGCGTATTGCAGATTTGGGGCGATTTAATGCTTGGCGCAGGTATAGCGAACCAGGCTATCAGCTTGGACGGCTTGAGCCAATCTATCGGGACGACAAAATCGAGCGGGTATGGCGGCGCAGCGGCGCGGGTTAATGAATACAAACAAGACCTCGACCAGAGACTTCTGCCGGCGCTAAAATCGTATTTTACCGGTATAAAAATGGTTGTGCTATAGGATGTCGTGCTATGGGAGATAAAAGCAATGCCTCAGATTGATTTATATGCGGAACAATACGACGAGCTGATACGGCAAAAAGGAATGCGCGTTCTGTGGGAAGAGGCTATGGCCTGTTATTGCTTAAGCGAAGACACTGGCCAGCCTGATTTCAATTGCCGTATGTGCGGCGGGAGCGGCTTCATTTACTCCGCGCCGAAAGAGACAAAGGTCCTAACAACCGGCTTAACCGGCAGGTTTAACCTGGAAACCATTGGGTTGATACAAAAGGGCACGGCATACGCGACGGCGCTTTCGTCCGACTTAATGGGTTATCATGACAGGCTTACCTTCCCCGATTTCAACGGGAAGTATTCCCAGACAGTCTCTTTTACGGACGGGAGATCGTCGAAGCTTCACCGTCCGGCGAAAAAAATACTGAGATGTATGACGGCTGTTGCGGAGTTCGTCCCTATCAGAGAAACCAATTCCGAGACGGGTCTGCCGGCGCCGGATTTTAAGATTGCGGGCGACGGGTTTGCCATTGAGTGGGTAAATCTTGAAACGTGGCCGCCGGACGGCACACGGGCCGCCCTGCTTTATGTAACTAGCCCGTCGTACATCATTGACGATATAACGCACGAATTGCGGGCTACTTTCGTTAAGTACAAACAGGCCGACAACGTTTTCAAGGAACTCCCGAAGCAATACTCCTTGAAGAGGGAGGATTTTATCTATGAGTACGATAACGGTCGACTTTCCTGAGAATGCGATAAACAATTTAGCGGCGCCTGTTATCGTCGAGGCCACGCAAAGCGCGTTACAAGCTACCCTCGCGGCGATCATGGATCGATGGCAGACGGAAGCGAAGGAAAAGCTTAGATCAACTGCAGCAGACTACTTGATGGGATTAGACGCAAGTTCTAAAGTTTATCCCTATCAAGAGGATCCTCTTTCAGGCGCCGTTATATTGCGCGGTGAAATGCCGAATGCGGTTGAATCCGGCTATTCGGCTTTTGACATAAAAGTCGGTTTTGCCAAAAGCGAACGGAAACATCAGAAGAAAAAGGGCAAAGGTTGGTTTATGCATATACCAATGCGCCATGGAACGCCTGGGTCATTTAATTACGGTACTTCAATGCCCACTAACATATACAAAGAAGCAAAAAAGCTGAAACAGCGCGACAGCTTGGTAGTGGAGGGCGGCCAGCGGGTTT